AGGACTCAAGTAATGGACTTAATCGGAATAGGATCAATAATTGAAGGCGTGGGTAAGGTTGCCGGTGACCTCATTACCACCGATAAAGAACGGCTCCAGATGGCGCTCGAGGAACGGAAACTCGATCTGGAGGAAAAGAAAATTGATCAGGCCACAGACCTGGCCCAAGTTGAAATCAACAAGATTGAAGCCAGTTCATCTAGCGTATTTGTCGCTGGCTGGCGTCCTGCTGTTGGTTGGGTTGGGGTGGCAGGTTTGGCTTACCAGTTCTTAGGTTATCCACTGATGCAGTGGATATGGGCGTTTGGGCAGGGCGTAGACATTATTCCCAAAGGTCTAGCAGCCCCGCCTGATCTGCAAACAGATCAACTAATGGTGTTACTGTCCGGGCTGTTGGGTTTCGGGGGGATGCGTAGCTTTGAGAAATCGAAGGGAGTCGCCGCGAAGTAGGTGTCTGTATGCATCAATTGCTGTTTTTAGATCAGAGTTTAGCGCTTCAACTTCCGAATTAAGAAGTTTTATACGTTCGTTTGCTTCTTTAGCAAACTGCACAAGGTTTTGGTGCTGCCACACTTCAAAATCAGCCATGTGATTCCTCAAGAAGTTTAATTGAGTATTCTAGAAAATTTTCCTTCGGTAAATTTCTGAGGAAATATACCGGGTCGGATTCGTTGCGGTATTGATGCGGTCGGTCTGGGCCTTGGATCGCGGTGTACGCCCACAGTTCGCCTTTTGGTGTTGTAACCATGCGGCGGTCAATTACACCCTTTTCGTACATTCTGCTCAACTGGCCTACCAACGTCCTGCGATTCAGACGCGGAAATGGCATCTCTGGCATTGTACATTCGCCGTGTGCCATTAAGAATTCAATTACTTCGTTGCTCATACCTACCTCAAAATAAAGCGTCCGGTACGCCGGACAAATCTAATTTTGGTTTGCGCGGGCGCGGCACTTTGACCGCAACGTGCGGGTATGGCGGCAATGACCACACCCAACGAACGACGCGGCCCTCATCGTCAAGGATGCCGTACTTCACGTGTTTTTCTCCCGCAGCATCTTGTCAATTTCTTCGGTCAGATCAACAAACCAGTCGATCTCTGGTTCGCCGTAATCCTTCCACAATTTACCCCATTCTTCGTCGCTCAAACTTTCCCAAGGCAGCGGCTTTCGTTCCAGATTCATTCTTAAACCCCATTGGTCTTGATTTGGTAAAACAGATGGCACACTTCCAACGGAAGTGACCGTTTTTGGCTGTCGGAACTTTCACAGTGCCAGAATTAACCTGGCACTGCTGACACGTTGGCATCATTTATAGTCTTGCTTTCAAAACGATTTCAAGATTGTCAATCGTAATGTTACGGGGCCGGCCTTTGAAGATCGCATCTTCAACCCACTGGCGACGCCACATACACCGAAACTCAGGCTTGGCGCGAGAGTTTAGCAACTCATCCGTTGAGTACGTCACGTTGCCCAACCCAACCCATTCATGCGGTCGGACGTAGTGCGGCACAATAATTTGGTTGGTGTTAGGAATGCGAAACACCGGCTCTAGTTCGTAATCTGTGTTGCGTTGTCCAAGTTCAGTCACGCTAAAGTTGACCTTGTACTTTGGATCTTGTTTCTTTGTCATATCTGCTCTCCGATTTTAGTTTTGGCATCTTCAAATCCGTATCCCACAATGACTCGATGCCCGCAGCCTTGTAGGTATTCAATCCAGTCTTTTTGTTCTGGTCGTACTACACCTCCTTTCTGACGTTTCATCTCAATCCACAAGCCCCAGGCCGGCACAAACAGGTCAGGAACCCCGGCGCTTACGCCTTCAACCTTGAGCCTTGCCGCCACACTAATGCTGCGCTTCTCGCCGTTAGGGATGGCGAAAATGCGAACATCTGGGTAAGTCTGGCGAAACCAGCGCACCACCTCGCGTTGCTCTTCATGTTCGGTTGGGACTACCATTTCCTACTCACAACTCTGAAGAATTTTCCATCGCGTTTGTACTCAATGGATACTGGGGGAAACCCTTGGTTCATCTGCGCCGCAACATAATCAATCGCGTCCGAGTCGGTTACTTCGTTAATCTGGTTAAGCACAGCTTTGGATTTGTTGGCGATGTAGTACAAAACCCCTAACGCCTTCTCACCGGCAAACCCCGCGTGCAGCAGCGGCAGGTATTCTGTAATGGGTTGGTCGCTCAAGCCACCGTAATACGTCACAGACACCATTAGTTTCCCGCTGGCTTGGCTAACGTGCCGCCGCCAAGACCACTCGCTGACCGCCATTTCGGTGCCTTGGTCGCCCATAATGTCGTCATGCTGTAACTTCAACCTCTTAGGCTCAACAGCGGGAAAATCCGTCCCGCAAGCAGGGCATACGCGCACTGCTAGGGCGCAGATCTCATTGCAGTAACTGCAAACTTTTACGGGCGCAACACCGTCCCCGGTTCCTCCCTTTTTGGGAGGTTGCACATTAGTGATCGGGCCATGAGTAGCCACTACCTTGGCAAAGTCCAGCACCATGCAATGATCGGTGTGGCTTTTGGGGCGCATACCTCGGCCTGCCATCTGTAGGTACAACCCAGGCGACATCGTTGGTCGCAGCATGGCAATCAAGTCAATGTCTGGGTAGTCAAACCCCGTGGTCAGCACGTTGGCGTTAGTCAACGCCCGGATCTTGCCGGTCTTGAATTCTTCAATAATCTTTTCGCGCTCTTTCTTGGGCGTGTCCCCGGTCACACACTTGGCAGGGATGCCCCAGTAATTGAGGATCTCGCAAACGTTCTCAGCGTGGGACACGCCGGTGCAAAAAAACAACCAGTGCTGCCGCTCTTCGGCCAGCGCTATCACTTCGCTGACAACGCGCACATTCTGGTCTTTGGTGTTTACCGCCTTCTGCAACTCGCCTTCCACAAACTCACCACCGCGTTTGGCAACGCCAGTTGTATCTAGTTTGGTGGTCGTTACCTTGGAGCGCAGCGGGGCAAGATGTTTCTTAAAGATCAACTCTTCAACCGTGACCGGCTCAATTAAAGCGTTAAAGATCGCCGGCTCATCCGTAATCATGCCGTGGCCCAAACGGTAGGGCGTAGCGGTCAGGCCAACCACGCGCAAATGCGGGTTGATACGTTTGAGTTGGCTTAACAGGTTACGGTAGCCGCCCGCGTCTTTGTGGTTCACCAGGTGGCACTCATCAATAATCACAAGATCAATGTGATCAATCTGCGCTGCCTTGTTTCGCACAGACTGTATTCCGGCAAACGTAATGGGTTGGTGCAGTTCACGCCGCCCTATGCCCGCGCTATAAATGCCAAGCGGGGCGTCCGGCCAATGTGTGTACATTTTCTCTGCGTTTTGCTCAATCAATTCCTTAACGTGGGTCAACATCAACACCCGCGTTTCAGGCCATTTTGTGATTGCATCCTTGCAAAGCGCGGCAACGATGTGGCTTTTGCCTGACCCGGTTGGCAGCACCAGACAGGGGTTGCCCAAGTAGCCAGCAAGAAACCAGTTGTAGAGATCGTCTATAGCCCGCTGCTGATAGTCACGCAGGATCATCCCGTTACTCGCCCATCAAACGCTTTACGCAACTCAGTCATGCCTTTGTCAGACTCAGCGCAGGCTTCCGCGTTAGCGACCAATTCTTTAGACCCGTACACACCATCACCTGGCTCACCGTTCACGACGTTTTTTCCGTTGATGACGTAGATTGCCTGCCACTGGTCGCCGGCTTCCTTGAGCTGCCACGGGACCATATTGGGATGCAGGACATGGCTACCGCAACCCTCACGCTGCCATTCCACGGGGATCTCATTACCGGCGTGGCGCTCGCAGATCCATTTAGAGTCTTCTGTGGCCGTACTGTGGGCGCAGGTTCGGCAGTTGACCTCTTTGGTCAGGCGGTCACCGTGGCAGAACTCATGCGCGGGACACCACTTGCATTGATACCAGCTAGAGTCAACGCTTAACGGTTCTGGCATCCGATCTGACAACGCGATGCGCTTGCCACGGGCTATTGCGTTTTCAGCAACGCCTTTGTCGTACTCAACACGCTCAGTGTAGAGTCTGTCGTCATCCTTGCAGACAGCAACATACAAAGCGCGATCAATATCAGTGCCATGCATATACAACTGCATTTGCACAAAGTGATCAAATTTTGCACGCTCCACACCCTTATCTTCAACTTGTTCAAACGATTTTTTGTTGTGGGTTTTGTACTCACAAACGTGTTTCTTTGATGGCGCTCCCGGCACCCCAGAGATTGCGATGTCATCTATGCTCCCGCTGATGTGGCAACCAAAGTCCACGCGCTCCTGCGCGTGACCTGGCTTGAACTGGACGCCGATTGCTTGCAGATCGGCCTTGATCGTGGCTTCTTCGTTCTGACCACGGCGAAAGATCCGAAGGGTTCGGCCTTCAAACTTGCTTGCCACTGCCCACCGAAACGACAGCCACAACCAGCGGTCACAGGCGTGACCAAGTTGGCTTGCACCCAAGTGACCCCTAGGTTTTTCAGGCTTGCCAGCGTGGTATTGGTCAATCTGTTCGGCGATGCTATATTGGGCGTCAGGAATTTTCACGTACTGTCTCCTCTCCTCGGTTGGATATTTGCCCGGCGCAATGCCGGGCATTTTTTTGCCTATTTACTTCTTCATCCAAGGCGGTGCTGCCTTGGCGTTGGTAGACGCAGCGGCAGGTTTGGGGGCTGGAGCAGAGCCACCGTTCATGGTCCGGAACGCCTTGACTTCGTTGCTGTTGCCATACTGCTCGCTGATCCGGATGTCCAGTTTGATCGACAGGTTGCCGCCGATCATCTGGTCCGTATCCTTTAACGACGTCAAACCAATCGCCCGCATAATCTCGCCCAACTGCTGACGCCCGATTTCCTCTGCCTTCGGGTTTGGGTTACGCACGTTCAGGTTCCCGAACACCACGCGCCCTTGATGGGTTGGGCCGTTAATGTCGTAGCGGACCTTGATGTATTTACCAGTACCCATCTTCGTCGCCATAACTTCTGCGTTGCTAATCGTTGCGTCATACCAGCCAGCAGGCAGCGGCTCAAAGTTGCGATCCGATACGGGGAGCGCGGCAACGTCAAATGTTTCATCTAAAAGCATTTTATTTCCTGGTGATAGTGAACGAGGGACGCCCAGCCTTGGCGGTGATTGCCTTGGACAAAGGTTTGGTTATTGACTGGTCGGCAGCTTTCCAAGCAGTCATGTTAATTTCAGGTTTCCAACGAAAGAGCGCGGAGATTTGTGTCTCCAAACCCTCTTCCTCAGCGATGTCAATCAGTTTCTCCGCGTTGACAGTCCGGTTGATGCGGCCTTCAATCTTGATTGCGTAAGGCGAACCCACTGCAGTCACATTCTCAGTGCCTTCAAACGTTTCTGGAAAGTTCAACCGGCAGGCGATTTGATCTTCAATCTCGCGGCGTTTTTCGACCGCAATCTTCTCGGTCTCCTTGTAAACAATCCAGCGGTCTGCCAGATCATCTAGCGTAATGTCATCAAATATTGAGGTCATGCTGCACCTCCGATCTTCTTAATAATTTCGCCAAGGTCAGCGTCCTCCCACACTTCCAGTTTCCCAGAGCGGTCTTTTGCCAGCCACAGACCATCGCCGTCCGTGAGCAAGGCGCGGCGCGTGTTGCCATCAGAGTCTTTCTCAACTCGCAGGGCCAGCACTTCATCGAAGAAGTACGGCAGGCTCTGGCCGGTCTTGTTACCAGGCATTGAGGGCGCATACAACACGCGGCCCATCTCATCCTGCGTTTTCTCCAACTTCGCGCTCATGTAGACGTGCTTGCCGGGTAGATCGCGGAAGCCTCGGATGATGTCGGCCATCTGCTCCTGCATGGCCCCGTATGCAGCCCTCGGGTCTTTATTTACCTTCTTCTCAGTGTTAAGCACCACCTCGGCGATCTCCGAGATGCTATCCAGCGCCACCGACTGAAACTCGCTGGCTTCAGCGCTGCCGTTCAACCACTTGTACGCTTCTCTGAGATCATCCATGCTGTTGATCTCAATGAACGGCAGGTTGGTATCGGCAATCGATAGCAAACCACCCTCGGCGCTCAGGATCACTGGCGTGGGCAGCGTTGGGATCAAGCTGGTTTTGCCGGCACCTGCCTGACCGTAAACCAACAGCTTGACCGCCTGCGCGGTGGCTTCCTTGGTACGTTTAAGTTGAATAGCCATCAGATGCCTCCTGACAGGGCAAAGAACAGTACAAAACCAGCGGCAACGCCAACCAGCAGCGATGCAAGCGCAATGACCCACGGCGGGTCTTGGTAATCTTTATCGTCCATCTCTAACTCCTTGGTGTCTGCACATTCGGGCAATCCGTTCGTGCAGTGATTGCAAGACTACAGACTTCCGCGTAGAGTGTCAACACAAAGTTTCAACCGGAGTGGAAAAAAAGTGACAACAGAGGAAGCGATCCAGCATTTTGGTAGCCTCAAGCGGCTAGCAGATGCTCTGGGGGTGTGGCCCCAGGTGATCTATAGGTGGGGCGAACACCCGCCAATGGCGCGTCAGTATGAGATTGAGGTCAAGACCGAGGGGAAGCTACGTGCAGACCATGAACAAGATTGAAGCAGCGCTGCGCTACGCAGAATGGGGCTGGTGCGTCCTGCCTGTAGTGCCCAACGGTAAGATTCCGGCTACCGCCCACGGCGTCAACGACGCCACCAAAGACCCAGAGCAGATCAAGCGCTGGTGGACCCAGAACCCGAACCTAAATATCGGCATCGCCTGCGGCAGCGCCAGCGGGATCGTGGTGTTTGACATCGACCCGCGCAATGGCGGGGACCAAAGCTGGGAGCGCTGGGTGTCCGACCACGGCCCCATGCCAGACGGGGCGATGGCTTTGACCGCCGGAGGTGGGCAACATTACTTGGCGTTGCACGCAGATGGCGTCAGATCGTGCAAGTTAGCAGACGGTATTGACCTGCTGTCTGACGGGCGTTATTTTTTGGTCTACCCGTCCACCATCGAGGATCGCGCCTACGAATGGGAGGCGTCCAGCGATCCGTTTGATGGGATAGCGCCAGTTAGAATTCCAGAGCCGTGGATGCCGCACCTTGGGCGTCGCAAAGTGGCACCAACCACTAACGGCGATCTGATCCAAGGAAACCGTAACGATGGCCTAACCAGCCTCGCCGGTGCCATGCGTTCGTTTGGGATGACCGAGGCAGAGATTTTGGCCGCGATCAGCGTAGCTAACGAAACCCGCTGCGAGATCCCGCTCCCATCAAGCGAGATCAAACAGATCGCACGATCAGTCTCGCGCTATGAACCAGACAGCGACGTGGCTGCGAGTAGCGCAATCGGCTCAGAGGCCGCAGAAGCGCTTTTGGCCGAACCGCCCACATCAGACTACTTCCTGACCCGCGCAACGTCGTTCTTGGGCCAACCAAGCCCTGTTCCGTGGATTGTAAAAGGGTGGTTGCCGGCATATGCCACAACCATGATGTACGGCGAGTCTGGAGTGGGCAAAACTTTCGTTGCGCTAGACATGGCCTGCTGCATCGCCAGCGGGATTGACTGGCATGGCATCAGAACCAAACCCGGCATCGTGGTGTATCTGGCCGGTGAAGGTAACTACGGGATGCGGCAACGTGTGGCTAGCTGGTGTAAGGCAAAGGGCGTCCAGTCTTTGGACAACCTGCTGATCAGCAACAAGGCGCTGGACATGGACGCACCGGGCGCGGCAGCGCAGGTAATCGCGGCAGTGCGGGCGTTGACCTCAGAACCAGTGGCGCTAGTCAACATTGATACGTTAAACAATCATATGAGCGGCGATGAGAACTCAGCCAAGGACACAAGGGCCATGATCAATGCCTGTAACGTGGTCTCAATGGCTCTCAGCGCCACAACCATGTTGATCCACCATCTAGGACACAACAGTGAGTCAAAACAGCGTGCGCGGGGTTCTAGCGCCTGGCGCGGGGCATTGGACGCAAGTATCTTGGTTCACGGCAAGACCAACGAGATTACGGTTAGCTGCACCAAACAGAAAGATGCGCCGGAACCAGCAGATCGGTACGGATGTCTCAGCCCAGTGGATCTTGGTTGGCAGGATGAAGATGGGTTGCCGCTGACTGGGGCGGTGTTTGAGATGTTTGCCGAGGGCGATCTTCGGATGCCACAACCAAAGGATGACAAACTGGCAGAGCACAAGACCAATTTGGAGCGGGCGTGGTTTGTTGGTGGTGCAGAGATCGTGGATGAGATGCCTTACGTCAGCCGAGAGTCGTTTAAGACGTTTTTGCTTGAGCAGGGTGTCAAAACCACAGTGGTAGATCAGCACCTGAAGGCTTCAGCCAGATCCGGGATGATCATCAAGGATTTGACAGATGCTCAAATAATAGGCAAACAAGACAAGGGATGGGTGGTCGCGGACAGGGAACTGGCGGCGAAACTGATGAGTAAGGTGAAGCAATGATCAAGCGCATCGTTTGCTGGTTCTCCTGCGGTGCAGCAAGCGCCATAGCAACCAAGATAGCGATTGAAGAGAACGCGGGCAAGCTGCCGCTGGTGATCGCTTACACGGAAGTTCTGGAAGAACACCCAGACAACAAGCGTTTCCTGACCGAATGCGAGCAATGGTTTGGTCAGGAAATTCTGATTCTGGGCAACGACAGGTACAAACGATCAATCTTTGAGACGTTCAAAACCAGCGCGATGAACATCAAAGGTGCAGCGCCATGCACTCAGAAGTTAAAGAAACAGGTGCGCCAGAAGTTTGAACACGTTCATGACCGGCAGGTTTTCGGGTACACCGCTGAAGAAGAAGCTAGGGTAGGCAAGTTTTTGGACGCTAACGCAAACGTAAACCTGTGGGTTCCGCTAATTGACCGAGGGTTGATGAAGGAAGATTGCCTAGCAATGCTCAAGAACGCCAACATTGAACTGCCAGCGATGTACAAGTTGGGCTACCACAACAATAACTGCATTGGGTGCGTTAAAGGTGGCATGGGCTACTGGAACAAGATCAAGGTGGACTTCCCAGAAGCGTTTGACAGGATGGCAAAGTTGGAGAGGTTCAAGAACCAAACCGTACTGAAGGATAGGTTCTTGGATGAGCTACAACCATTGGACGGTAACTATCCGGAAGAACCAAAGGTGGAATGTTCGATCTTTTGTCAGTTGACCGAGCAAGATTTGGAGTCTTTGAAAAAGTCTAGGGCGGGTTAAAAACGTCTTATTTAGTTATAAAAGTTAGTCCGTAACAACCGTAACACGCCGTAACACGCCGTAACAAGTTACGGCGGCAAAGGCGAGTTTACCGTAACGTAACGTAACACACTCTTAGAGTGTTACGGTGTTACGGTACGATGCGGAGCGTTACGTTACGCAAAGGTTTCACTTTGAGGAGAAAATTGGAAGATGACCGATCCAGCAGAGAAAATTGAGAAATGGGCGATTGAAAAATTGATCCCCTACGCGAGGAACGCTAGGACGCACTCGGATGAGCAGGTAGGTCAGATCGCTGCTTCGATCCGCGAGTGGGGTTGGACTACCCCAGTGCTGGTAGATGAGGATGGAGGGATCATTGCTGGCCACGGCAGGACGATGGCAGCGAAGCGTCTGGGGATGCGTGAAGTCCCCGTGATGGTGGCTCGAGGGTGGAGCGATGCAAAGAAGCGAGCCTACGTTCTAGCTGATAACAAACTGGCCCTGAACGCGGGTTGGGATGACTCAATGCTGGCCCTTGAACTCAAAGAGCTGGGCGACACAGGGTTTGGCCTAGATTTGACTGGTTTCTCCCTTGATGAGATCAACGCACTCACGCCTTTGGAGGTCGAACCTGGGTTAACGGATGAGGATGCCGTTCCAGAGGCCCCAGAAGAGCCTACAACGCGATTGGGCGACGTTTGGATACTAGGACAGCACCGACTGATGTGCGGCGATTCTACGTCGATTGACGCGGTTGAGAAGCTGATGGATGGGAAGAAGGCCGAGATGGTGTTTACAGACCCGCCTTATGGGATGAACGCGGTAACAAAATCGTCTGTCCTAAAGAAAAATTACGGGCAAGACATTCTTGGAGATGACAACACAGACGCAGCGAAAGATTCGTTTTTGCTGGCCTTTGGTCTTTACCCAGACGCAAACCATGTCTGGTGGGGGGCCAATTATTACGGTTCCGCACTTCCAGACAGCGAATGTTGGATTGTTTGGGACAAAAATAACGGGCAATCAGATCAAACCGATTGCGAATTGGCATGGACAAACTTTAGAAGCGTTGTGCGCCAGTTCACAATGGCATCAGAAAAGAAAAATAGAGTTCATCCAACTCAAAAGCCAATATCATTAATTGAATGGGTTTTTGACAAATTTAAAGTTTCATCAAATTTTGTACTTGATTTGTTTGGCGGAAGCGGCAGCACATTGATTGGATGCGAGAAAACGGGGCGCAAAGCGTTTGTGATGGAACTTGACCCAAAGTATTGCGATGTGATAGTAAAAAGATGGCAAGACTACACGGGCAACCAAGCAACACTTGAGGAAAACCCCAAAACATTCAATGAGTTAGCATTAAATGGAAGTTGAAACGCAGCAACAACAAAATCGTCATGGTGGTGCAAGGCCAAATTCGGGCCGACCCCGCTTTGAACCAACGGATGAAGAGCGTAAGCAGGTTGAGGCAATGGCTGGCTATGGCGTTGCTGAAGCGCACATCGCATCGTTGATTCGCGGCGGGATTGGCGTCTCGACTTTGCGTGAGCGGTTTAAGGAGAACCTTGAGCAAGGCCGCGCCAAAGCGCACGCCGGGATCGGCAAGACGCTGTTCCAGAAGGCAATGGCAGGCGACGTGGCGAGCCTAATCTGGTGGACGAAGACGCAGATGCGCTGGACCGAAGCGCCTCGCCAGATTGAGGTTAGCGGCAACATCTCCATCACTGACGCGCTCGCTCAGGCGCAGGCCAGGTTGCTCGAGGCTGAGATCGTGGAGATGGACACGCCGTTACTCGGCGTAACAGATGCTGTTACGGCTGTTACGGATGTCGTTACGGTAAGTGAGAAGGTATGTATTGACGCGCAGCACCCCGCAAACCCGCATGAATCCTAGGGTTATGGCGGATGCATCCTCCGCCATCATTCCGATGCGTCGCAGCGCTGGGGGCCGAAAGACCAATGAAATCAACGGCTTAGGGCCGGAAGTTAACGCACCGGCAGGGCCAGCCGGCGGCTCCGGCCACGCGGCGAGGGGGCCGGGTAGGGCCGGCGGCGACCGGTCACAGTAACGGTACCCCCGCGCCAATTTTTTTTTATTTTCCCAAATGCAAAAAACTCGTTATAGCGCCGAAGATGAACAGATCTTGATGACCAAGTTATGGTCGCCAACGATTGCGGACAACCCGGAGGCGTTCGTGTTGTTTGCGTTTCCCTGGGGTCAGGCGAACACGCCGTTGGCAAAGTTCAGCGGGCCGAGGAAGTGGCAGCGGGAGATTTTGAGGGACATCGCCAGGCACATCAGGGACAACCAAGGCAAGGTTGACATGGAGACGCTGCGCGAGGCGGTATCAAGCGGGCGGGGGATAGGTAAGTCGGCGCTGGTAAGTTGGCTGATTCTGTGGATGTTGACAACCCGCATTGGTTCTACGGTCATTGTGAGCGCGAACAGCGAGAGCCAGCTGCGCTCGGTGACTTGGGGCGAGTTGACCAAGTGGCAGGCGATGATTATTAACAGCTACTGGTGGGAGATCAGCGCAACTAAGATCGTGCCGGCTGCGTGGTTGACCGAACTGGTTGAGCGGGATTTGAAGAAAGGGACTCGTTATTGGGCGGCAGAGGGGAAGTTGTGGAGTGAGGAGAACCCGGACGCGTATGCGGGTGTGCATAACCACGACGGCATGATGTTAATTTTTGATGAGGCGTCAGGGATACCGGACCCGATCTGGGCGGTGGGTGCTGGGTTCTTTACTGAGAATATTCTGGATCGGTATTGGTTTGCGTTTAGTAACCCCCGGCGTAACAGCGGGTATTTCTTTGAGACATTCCATGGCAAACGGGATTTTTGGAAGGGCCGGCAGATTGATGCCAGGGAGGTTGAGGGGACGGACAAAAATACGTATGAGCAGATCATTGCCGAGTATGGGGAGGATTCGCCTCAAGCGCGGGTGGAGGTATACGGGGAGTTTCCGGCGAGTGGCGATGACCAGTTTATTGGGCCGAGGTTGGTTGACGATGCCATGGAGCGGGAGAGATACAAGGATTCAACCGCGCCGATTGTCATTGGGGTTGACCCGGCTCGAGGGGGATTGGATGCGACGGTGATTGTGGTTAGGCAGGGTAGGGACATTGTGGCGATCAAACGGTTTAGGGGTGACGATACGATGACCACAGTTGGCAATGTGATTGACGCGATTGAGGAGTACAAGCCAACGTTGACGGTAATTGATGAGGGTGGCTTGGGGTATGGAATACTTGACAGGTTAACGGAACAGCGATATAAGGTGCGAGGGGTGAATTTTGGCTGGAAAGCCAAGAACCCTATTATGTGGGGCAATAAGCGGGCAGAGATGTGGGGTGCGATGCGGGACTGGTTAAGGTCTGCGAGCATTCCGAAGGATCGGCAATTGAAAGCGGATCTGGTTGGACCCATGAAGAAGCCCAATAGTGCCGGTACGATCTTTCTTGAGGGAAAGAAGGAAATGAAGGCTAGGGGGTTGGCGAGTCCGGATGCTGCTGATGCGTTGGCGGTGACGTTTGCTTATCCGGTAGCGCATAGGGAGTACGTTGAGAAATCGCGTACCATTGTCTCCAATAAGGCTACAATGTCTGGATCTTGGATGGGTTCGTGATCTGTTATTTTTCCCCTATCATTTTTAACGCATAGCATTTATATGTTAAAAAAGTCTGCATCGCCCAAGGCGTTCAAAGAGAATATTAAGACTGAAGTAAAGGCTGGCAAGCCAGTTAAACAAGCAGTTGCGATTGCATACGCTACTAAGCGCGAAGCGGCGAAGAAGAAATGAGCAACAAGCCAGGTTTGTACGCCAATATTCATGCGAAGCAGGAACGTATTAAAGCGGGTTCTGGCGAGAAGATGAACAAAGTTGGCAGCAAGAATGCGCCAACGGCTAAGGATTTCAAAGAGTCGGCTAAGACGGCTAAAAAGAAATGAAGAAAGTTTCTTTATCCGTTGGTCGCGGCGAGAAGTTGCCGGTTAGTAAAGGCGCGGGGCTAACGGAAAAGGGACGCGAGAAATACAACGCTGCGACTGGTAGTCATCTAAAGGCACCAGCGCCAAACCCCAAGACTGAAGCGGACAAGGGCAGGAAATCTAGCTTTTGCGCTAGAATGGAAGGGGTTGTAGCGCACGCTAAAGGCGATGCGGAGCGGGCTAAAGCGTCACTTAAACGCTGGAAGTGTTAATGGCATCTGACTACACCGGAATTAACGCCGTTGGCAACGTCGCAATTGGTGGCAAACCACTCAAGAGCGACTCGGATGTGCTGTCAACGGCGCGGGATCGCCTGTCAATGGCAATCTCGGCGTACTCGGAATCGCGTGAGGATGAGTTAGACGATCTGCGTTTTTACGCGGGTAGCCCTGATAACCAGTGGCAGTGGCCGGCAGATGTGTTGGCGACCCGTGGTGCGGTGCAGGGGCAGTCGATTAACGCGCGGCCCTGCTTGACGATCAACAAGTTGCCGCAGCACGTTCACCAGATTACGAACGACCAGCGCCAGAACCGGCCTAGTGTCAAGGTCATTCCGGTTGATGACAACGCGGATGTTGAGGTTGCCGAGATTTTCAACGGCATGATTCGGCATATTGAGTACATCTCGGATGCGGATGTGGCGTATGACACCGCTTGCGAGAACCAGGTTGCGTATGGCGAGGGTTATATTCGGATTTTGACTGAGTATTGCGACGATAATACGTTTGATCAGGACATCAAGATCGCGCGGGTACGCAATAGTTTCTCGGTCTACATGGACCCGCTGATTCAAGACCCATGCGGTAGTGACGCCAAGTGGTGTTTTATCACCGAGGACTTGAGCAAAGAAGAGTACGGGCGTCTTTTCCCAAATGCTTCGCCCTTGTCCACGCTAGAAACGCTAGGTGTTGGTGATCAGAACCTTAGTCAGTGGCTAAATACAGACACTATTCGTATTGCTGAGTATTTTTATATTGAATACGACAAGCAAACGCTGAATCTGTACCCTGGCAACGTTACTGCGTTCCAAGGGTCGCCTGAAGACAAGCAATTACGCCAAATCTACGGCAAACCGAAGAAATCTCGCCAAGCGGATCGTAAAAAGATCAAGTGGTGCAAGATTAACGGCTACGAAATCCTTGAAGAGCAGGAATGGGCCGGTAGTTGTATCCCTGTTGTGCGGGTAATTGGCAACGAATACGAAGTTGAGGGCCGCATTTACATCAGCGGGCTGGTGCGTAACGCCAAAGATGCACAGCGGATGTACAACTATTGGACTAGCCAAGAGGCAGAGATGCTGGCGCTGGCTCCAAAGGCCCCGTTTATTGGTTATGGCGGGCAGTTTGAGGGGTATGAGACCCAATGGAAGACTGCAAACACGCAAAATTGGCCGTATTTGGAAGTAAATCCGGATGTGACGGACGGCCAGGGTGCGGTTTTGCCGTTGCCCCAACGTGCGCTGCCGCCAATGGCCCAAACTGGCTTGATTCAAGCCAAAATGGGCGCGTCCGAGGACATCAAGTCTGCAACTGGACAGTACAACGCATCACTTGGGCAACAATCGAACGAACGTTCTGGCAAGGCTATTTTAGCCCGCCAGCGTGAGGGCGATGTTGGCACTTACCACTATCAGGACAACCTGGCACGAGCTGTACGGCACATTGGTAGGCAATGTGTTGATCTAATCCCCAAAATTTACGACACGCAGCGCATCGCCCGGATTATCGGGATTGATGGCGAGACCAAGATGGTCAAGATTGACCCTACGCAACAGGAACCTGTGCGTAAGATCCAGAACCAAGAAGGGATTGTGATTGACAAGATCTACAATCCGTCTGTTGGCAAGTACGACGTAGTTGTTGCAACCGGCCCAGGGTACGCGACTAAGCGCCAAGAGGCTCTTGAGGCAATGGCACAACTGCTACAGGGCAACCCGCAACTGTGGACCGTGGCTGGTGACTTGTTCGTCAAGAACATGGATTGGCCTGGAGCTCAAGAGATGGCAAAGCGGTTTGCCAAGACGATTGACCCAAAATTGATGGGCGACGCCGAGGATAACCCGGCTTTGCAAGCGGCTAATCAGCAGATGCAGGCGATGGCGGCAGAGTTGGATCAGCTGCACCAGATGCTGCAAAATGTTGGCAAGTCAATGGAAGCGCAGGACATGGAGCGCAAGGATTACGAAGCCAAGATCAAGGCGTTTGACGCTGAGACTAAGCGTATCAGCGCTGTTCAAGCCGGAATGTCAGAGCAGCAGATTCAAGATATTGCAATGGGCGTGGTTGCCGCCGCGATGGAATCGCAGAACTTTATAATGCCGGAAATGCGTGAGCAGCCTACGCAAATGGAAATGATGCCGGAATCGTCTGAGTACGCGCCGCAACAAGGGATTATGTCATGAAAGCTGCGGATTTCGTTGGTCTGTTGTTCTTGGGGCGTGATGTAGCCCATAGTGTACACCTCAACACGCGAAGCTATAGCAAGCACAAGGCGTTGCAGAAGTTTTACGAACTGATTATTGAAGCAGCGGATGATTTTGCTGAAGCGTACCAGGGCCGGCATGGGTTGATTGGACCGATTACGTTGATGTCGGCTAAAAAAACAACCAACATTATTGAGTTTTTGGAAACTCAACTTGCTGAGATTGAAGCAAACAGGTATGAGGTTGTTGACAAGACGGATATGTCTTTGCAGCAGTTAATTGATAATATTATTGAAATTTACCTACGTGCCCTGTATAGGCTGCGCTTCTTGGCATGAGCCTTTTAATCAACCATTCAACTCCGGCAGATGGTTCGTTTAGCGCGACTGGCGCGACTGCGTGGAATGCCACGCACGCTTTTACTGGTGTTCTAGACGTAGCAAACGGTGGCAACGGGACCGCAACACCGGCATTAGTAGCCGGGACAAACGTCACAATCACTGGGACTTGGCCTAATCAGACCATCAATTCTTCTGGCGGTGGTGGGTCTGGTACGGTTACAAACGTTTCTGTCACATCAGCAAACGGTCTTGCAGGCACTGTAACCAACCCAACTACAACCCCGGCAATCAGCCTTTCCACGACCGTTACGGGACTGCTCAAGGGTAACGGCACTGCAATTAGTGCGGCTACGTCAGGGACGGACTATGCGCCTGCTACGTCTGGGACATCAATCCTGTACGGCGACAACGCTGGCGGTTTTTCAAACGTAACGGTTGGCACCGGATTAAGTTTTACTTCTGGAACACTGACTGCCACGGGTTCTGGAACGGTTACAAGTGTTGGGGCAACGTCCCCTGTTGCATCGAGTGGCGGGGCAACGCCAACTATCAGTCTTAATACTGCTTACGGCGACACGCTAAACCCATACGCAAGCAAGACAGCCAATTACTTTTTGGCTGCACCAAACGGAACTGCGGGCGCGCCATCTTTTAGGGGGATTGTAGCAAATGACATTCCAACTCTAAATCAAAACACTACTGGGTCTGCTGGATCTGTAGCAAACTCATTAACAATTAGTTCACCGTTAAGCGGGACAAGTTACAACGGAAGTTCGGCCACTACAATTGCACTTGCTGCAAGCTATGGCGACACACAGAACCCATACGCGAGCAAAACGGCCAACTATGTGCTGGCTGCGCCCAATGGGACTGCGGGTACCCCATCTTTTAGGGCGCTTGTATCTGCCGATATTCCATCGCTAAACTATCAAGCACCAATTACGCTCACGACTACCGGCACAAGTGGCGCAGCCACTTTTATCGGCAACACGCTCAATATCCCGCAATACACTGGCGGCAGCGGAAGTCCTAACTTAGATGGCGGCACGCCAACAAGTAACTACGGCGGGATTACCGCAATTGACGGAGGAACACCATAATGGCCGTTCAGATTCAAATCAGGAATGGCACCGCATCAGCCTGGACTTCAGCTAATCCTACGCTTGCTGTTGGCGAGATGGGTTCGGAGACAGACACCGGGCGGTTTAAGATCGGTAACGGTTCAACCGCTTGGAATAGCCTTGGGTACTCCTTGGGAGTATCGTCTAAGGGCGCGTATTCGGGTTCTACCCAGTATTATCCAAACGACATTGTTTCGTACAATAATTCAAGTTACATTTGTATTCTAGCGTCGCTAGGTAATCTGCCAACGAACACGACGTACTGGAATCTGCTTGCCTTGGCTGGTAGCGTCACTTCCGTAGGGCAGACATTTACTGGCGGCATCGTATCGGTTTCTGGATCTCCTGTTACTTCTTCAGGGACGCTGGCGCTCACGGTTGCAGGTACTTCTGGCGGGGTGCCATACTTCTCAAGCGGCACGACATGGGCTTCTAGTGCGGCTCTTGCATCTAATGCGTTGGTTATTGGTGGCGGTGCTGGCGCGGCACCGTCAACTATTACAACTGGAACAAACGTACTAATTGCTTTAGGAACCAACACGGGTTCTGCTGGAGCGTTTGTAGTTAACGGTGGGGCGCTTGGTACTCCATCTGGCGGCACTTTAACAAACGCTACGGGCTTGCCAATATCAACTGGCGTATCTGGGTTGGGAACCAACGTTGCTACTTTTTTGGCAACACCATCTAGCGCTAACTTGGCTGCGGCGGTTACTGATGAGACTGGCTCCGGGCTGGTGGTATTTAACAATGCCCCTGCACTGACCAACCCGACAGTTACAAACTACGTTGAAACACTGTACTCGGCTAACACCAGTACGGCGATCACTGTGAACTTGGCAAACGGCACAGTTCAGAACCTGACGTTGACTGTTAGCGCAACAATCACAATGCCTACTGCTGTGGCGGGCAAGTCGTTCATCATTATTCTTACGCAAAACGGCGGGTTTACCGTAACTTGGTCTACTGTGTCTTGGCCTTCCGCCACGCCCCCCACACTTACTGCCACTGCCGCTAGGAAAGACATTTTCTCGTTCTTTTCTGATGGCACGAGCTGGTTCGGCACCACTATCGGACAGAACTACACATAATGTTTGCTGCATCTAAATCAGGTAGATCGGCTGCTGGCGGCGGGGCAACCGACGCCTCTTTTGCCTATGTCCCATTGTTGTTGGAAACGACCAGCACCAACGGGCAGCAGAACAATACGTTCTTAGATTCCAGTACCAACGCATTTACCATTACCCGCAACGGCACACCGACGCAGGGTTCGTTTACTCCGTATCGTCCAAACGGGTATTGGAGCAATTATTTTAACGGCACTTCAGATTATTTAAGCGTTGCAAATAACGCGGCATTTGAGTTGGGGGCCAACAACTTTACAATTGAGGCGTGGATTCAAACCACATCCTCCGTTCAATATACTACTATTGCTGCAAAGCAAGTTGCATCTGCTACTGGTAACTGGTGGTTTTTAATAAACAACGCAAGCGCAACTGCGGGAGATGTTGCATTTTGGTGTTACGACTATAATTTGTTTACTACCGCGATGGTTTCTACTAGCGGTGTAAACGTAAGAGATGGCCTTTGGCATCATATTGCTTTAGTTAGAAACGGTTCATCATGGGCGATTTATGTTGATGGTGTATCGCGTGGCACTTTAACTGTCATACTTACAATTGGATCTCTAAACGCTTCCCTTTATGTAGGCAACAATCAGCAAAACCCAACAAAGTATTTCCCTGGTTACATTTCTAATTTTAGGTTGGTAAACGGCACAGCGATTGTTCCCCCTTCCGGCGGGCCAACTTCGCCCTTAACCAATGTAACAAATACATCTTTGCTGACTTGCCAATCTAACCGCTTTATTGACAACAGCACCAACAATTTTGCTATTACTCTTGCTGGCACCCCCCGCGTCCAAGCATTCCAGCCGTTCTCCCCAACGGCATCGTACACCACTGCGCTGTATGGTGGGAGCGGGTACTTTAATGGTAGTACGGATTATTTGAGTGTCGCTAGCAACGCCGCGTTACAACTTGGTACAGGTGATTTTACTGTTGAATTTTGGATTTATCCAATTACTTTACCAGGTGCCGCTACATATCCTCCTATGCTTGTTTTAGGGGCTGGGACGGCAAATACTTTATTTGTTAACTTTAGAAGCAGCGGAACTATTGGATTGACAGATGATGTTGCTGTTTACGCTACTACCGCTTCTCCATTAGTTGTAAATAATTGGTATCACATTGCAGTTGTTAGAAGTTCTGGCTCTTCAAAAATATACACTAATGGAGTTGGTGGTACGGCAGTAGCTTGTTCTACTAATTTTTCACAAAACTTTGCAACTATAGGTTATAACTTAGTATCTGCTTATCTTAATGCATACATTAGTAACCTTCGTATTGTCAAAGGCACAGCAGTCTACACCGGAGCATTTAAACCGCCAACGCTTGCACCATTAGCTACGTCAGGATCAGCAAGCGCCGCAAGCTACACAGACACCACCAACGTCAATACAAGTTTTGCAGCCTCTAGCACTAGTCTCCTGCTCAACATGACCAACGCAGGAATTTACGACGCCGCAATGCAGAACAATATTACGACGGCGGGTGCTGCGGCAACTGCTGTCACTCCGGCAAAATGGTCGCCAAGTAGCATGAGTTTTAACGGAAGCAACTCGTATGCTCAAGCCCTTTCAAATCCGGCGTTTACTCTTGGAACATCAAACTTTACGATTGAGTTCTGGGTTTACTTTAATAGCGTTGCGTCAGGACAATCAGTTGCAGGAAGGCACGTTTTAACCGCCGCTGGTGACTGGGCAATTTACACTGCGTCAACTGGAAGTTTGAACTATTACCTTAGTTCGACCGGCGCAACTTGGAACCTTGCCAACCAAATATCAATTGGTAGCATAAGCACTGGGACATGGTACTACGTTGCGCTTGTGCGAAATGGTTCTGTATTTACTCCATACATAGGGACGACTCCCGGTTCAACCCCAACAGCGGGGACAACAACAACTACATCATCCGCTTTGTTTGCAACCACGCAAGCACTGACTATTGGCGCGGCTAATAATTCGGCTGGATATTTTAACGGATATGTTCAAGATTTTCGATTTACAGTTGGTGTGGCTCGTTCAATTACCACCGTTCCTTCCGCATCATTTCCAACAAAATAATCATGCAACTAGCTAACCAAGACCTCATCATCAAAGACCACACCGAGTGGTTCCCCAACACAAGTTTTGGTGACCGTGGTCCGTCATTGGATTGGGTCAAGGATGAGGGCTATTACGTTATCACGGTGTGGAAACCCTACGATCACGCCACAGAAAAGCTAGTTTCTGCTGCCCCACATATGTACGACGGAATGTGCTGTTTGGTTGACGTTGAGCCGCTGACCGCTGAAGAACTGCAATCGCGTGTTGACACTCAGTGGCAGGTTGTACGTACACAGCGCAACCAGATGCTCAAAGACACCGACTGGACTCAGTTGGCTGACGCTCCGGTTGACAAGTCAGTTTGGGCTACTTATCGGCAGGCACTTCGTGATATAAGTACGCAACCCGATCCGTTTAACATTACCTGGCCGGTATGAATTCGTTTTTTGGCGGCGCGTTTTTTAGCGGGGATTTTTTTCTGTCTGTCATAGTCTATGCAGACCAGTTGTTAATTAAACTTCGGTCATTTACCGAAAGAAGGAGATTTTGATGGCTATTAACCTCAAAGCAATTACCTCGGTAATGGGCTACCAGCAGATCACAAGTCTGAGTTCTGCTACCAAACTGACAGTGCCGCCACGCGACATCAGTGGATTGATTGGGTCCCCTCGGATCGCCATCATTACGCCCGAAACTCAAAACGTTCGCTGGCGCGACGATGGTGTTGCACCAACGGCTACAGTTGGTATGCCGCTAGCCGCTGGCGTTACGTTGCAGTATGACGGAGATCTTTCGCAGATCCAGTTTATTGAGCAGAGCGCTAGCGCCAAACTCAACATTACTTATTATTCTTGAGGTTGCCATGCAAGTCTCTAACGATTCCGCTGCCGTGAATTACGTTGATTACTTCACCAAGCAGTTTCCAATTGATCTGGCTAACATGGCCGCACTGCGCGACGAACTAGCTATCCGTCAGGGTGCTTTGTCTGCCGCTCAAGACGCTGTAGCTGACCGTGAACGCGCAAAGCAAGAACTTGATGCAGCCAAGGCAGAAGCAAATGCTTTGCGAGTAGACGCAAGCGCTGACCGTGAAACTGCCAAACAAGAACTCGCTGATGCGAAAGCCAAGGCAAAAGATTTGAACGCCCAGGCTAAAGCGGCGCTCGCCGCTGCGGTAGATCGTGAGGCAGCGGTTGAGTTGCGCGAAAAAGTTGTGTCAGATCGTGAGGACTATCAGATTGCATCTCAAATTGAGATTGATAGCCAACAGGCCGATCTAAAAGAGAAAACCGTTGCTCTTGATGCTCGAGTAAAAGCATTTCAAGATAAAGTCGCAGCACTTACAGCGTAAGGCTTACCATGGCTACCGTATCTCTTTCAGCTTTTGGCGGTGTTGGGTCTCAGTTTTTTGACAACAATGGTAGCCCGCTATCTGGTGGCAAGATTTACACGTATGAGGCCGGGACAACAACACCGCTGGCTACATACACATCAAGCAGTGGCGGCACAGCGCACTCAAACCCCATTGTGCTTGACTCCGCTGGTAGAGTGCCTAGCGGTGAAATTTGGGTTTTGATACGACTGTACAAGTTTGTACTGAAAACCAGCGCGGATGTTTTAATTGCCACATACGACAACGTTGGTAGCAGTTTTAACGCCACGGCAATTATTGCCAATTTTACTGGTAACGGTTCAACTGTTGCATTTACGTTGGCAAGCGCTCCAGCAAACGAAAACTCAACTAATATTTACATCAACGGTGTGTACCAGCAAAAAGACACTTACAGCGTTGCTAGCGCTGTTGTTACGTTTTCACAAGCACCACCAACCACTTCGTCAATTGAAGTCAATTACGTTTAACAAGTAATATGTCCAACCTCAAGATTTCTCAGCTTACTGGAGCAACAACTCCGCTTGCTGGAACTGAGACATTGCCGGTTGTTCAATCGGGATCAACGGTTAAGGTCAGCGTTGCAAACTTAACTGCTGGCCGCGCAGTTGCAACGGCTGGCGGTTCGTTTACGGACAACATTACTCAAAGCACCGTAGCAAAAGGCATCAATTTCACTGCCAACACCCCGGCAGCGGGCATGACAAGCCAGCTATTAAACTGGTACGAAGAAGGGACGTTTACTCCAACGATCACGGCTGGAACGGCTGGAAATTTAAGCGTGTCGTACAGCACTCAATTGGGTAGATACACCAGAATCGGCAATCGAGTTTATATTTCCGCATCAATTGTCACAAGCGCATTTTCGTATACTACCGCAAGCGGGCTAGTAAGATTGGGTGGGTTGCCGTTTTCGTCAAATGGTACGTCAGGAAATCTACCAAGTTTTTCTTTATTTTTTACTGGACTCACCAAGTTGGGTTACACACAATTTGTACCATATACCGACCCTGGTAATACATGGTTAATTGTAACGGCCTGCGCTTCTGGGGTTTCTAATTCTGGAGTAAATATTACCGATTTCCCCACAGGCGGGACTGTCGGAATGATTTATTCAGGTCATTATCAAATTTAAGGAAAAAAAATGTCGTTGACAAAGGCATCCTATTCAATGATTTCTGGCGCGGTATTTAACGTGCTAGATTACGGTGCTGTAGGCAATAACGTTGCTGATGACACTTCTGCTATCCAAGCGGCTATCAATGCGGCTGGCGTTAACGGTGGCACCGTTTGGATTCCTGCTGGCACTTACAAATGCACCAGCACGTTGACAATGGCGAAGTTTGTGTACATCAAAGGTGCTGGCATCAGAGCCACAACTTTGCAGTGGAACACAACAGGCGCAGGTATTAAAATGACCTCGACGATAAATTCGTCAACGCCGGTAAATACAGGGGTTTACGACATCAACTTGTACAACACAAACGCATCCAACACGGATGGCGGTTATGTTGATGTTGGTGGCACTTATGTTTATTTGGAGCGCGTCCGAGTCGCTGGTTTTAAATACGGAATTATTTTTGACCAAACCGAACTGTCAGACATAAACCTTTGCGAACTTCAACAGCAAATAACCGGCGGTGTTTGGCTTGTCAACGGCCCTGATTACACAACCGGGGCTGGGACACAGTACACAAACAGAATATCAATAAAATGCTGCCAGTTTAACCAGCCGGCAACAGGGTATTGCATTATTGATGACGGAGGCTACGTTCATACGTTTGATGCAAATAACTTTAATGGTGGTTTGAGCCATATTCGGAATGCGGGTCAAATCAACGTAAGCATTACAAATAATGAATTTGAAAGCGCGGCTTCCGCATCTATGGTGTGGACAAGCACCACTCTTAAAACAGGAACGTCAGTTGGGCAATCGGTTAGCATATCAATCCAAAATAATCTAATAATTCCTGCGGCTGGTCAGTATTGCCTAAACATGGGAAACGGATCTCCGTTAATTCTTACAAATAATTATTTTGGGAATTCATCTGTTGCCAAAATAAATGGCTTGAGTAATGTTTACTCTTACATTGATATTGGCAATGCAAGCGGTGGCGGCACATACTCAAGCGGGACGGCATCGCAGCAATTTAAGGCAATTGATAACGGCACCTTCACTCCGGTGTTAACATTTTCTTCGCCTGGCAATTTGTCAGTTTCGTATTCAACGCAAATTGGAAAATACACAATTGTCCAGAACAGGTTGTTTTATGACATTGTTATTTTAACTTCATCATTTACCCACACAACGGCGTCTGGAGACTTGAGAGTTTCTGGGTTGCCATACACTGTCAGTGCAACTTCAAATTACACCGCTCCAGCGCCACTTATATTCCAAGGCATAACCAAGGCTGGATACACCCAATTTTCACCAACGCTTGATTACGGCAACGCGTTTATAAGAATTTTGGCATCTGCTTCTGGCATTGCGTTGTCAAGTGTTTCAACCGCAGATGTGCCAAGCGGTGGAACTGTATATTTGGCAATTTCCGGTTCTTATACAATAAATTAAAGGGGTGCCAAATGTCACTTGAAAAACAAAGTTATGTAGACATGATTGAAGTGCCAAATAATTCAATCGTTCATGTTCGCGTAAAAACCGTAGTGTTAGACGATGGTTTTCAAATTAGCGAAAGTTTTCACCGCCACACCATTAACCCAGGCGATGATTACAGTCAAGAAACCGAAAAGGTTCAAGTGATTTGCGCTGCTGTGCATACGCCAGAGGCAATTGCTGCTTACAGGCTTGCACAACTTGACAAAATGCCTAATAATACCGTACCGGCGCGGCTCACCGGGGGATCTCAGGATTCACAATGACCGAAGAAGTAGCGATTGAAGCGGAAGTAGCGCCCGCGCCGGAACTGGAAGCTACGGCAGCCCCAGAACCTGTAGTAGATACGCCGGAAGTTGCGCCCAAGACATTCTCGCAAGAGGAACTTGACGCTGCAATTCAGAAACGTCTTGCAAGAGAACAGCGAAAATGGGAGCGCGAGCGTCAAGCACCGCCGCCCGCTGCCGTTGATGTCCCGCCAGTAGATCAGTTTGATTCGGTTGATGCTTACGCAGAAGCCAAGGCAATTAAGTTGATTGAACAGCGTGACCAGCAACGTCAGCAAGCGGAGATTCTTGAGGCATATCACGAGCGTGAAGAAGAGGCTAGGTCTAAGTATGATGACTTTGAACAGGTCGCATACAACCCAAGTCTCAAGATTACGACCGTGATGGCGCAAGCGATTCAAGCCTCTGATGCCGGCCCTGATGTAGCTTACTACCTTGGGTCTAATCCAAAAGAGACAGATCGCATTTCCCGTCTTAGCCCGATTTTGCAGGCAAAGGAAATTGGACGTATTGAGGCTAAAATAGCCACAGATGTTCCGGTTAAACGTACTACGTCTGCGCCCGCGCCGATTAGTCCGGTAACTGCCAGAACTTCAGGCAATCCGAGTTATGACACGACGGACCCACGGTCCACAAAAACGATGTCTACCTCGGAATGGATTGAAGCAGACAGGCAGCGCCAGATTAAAAAAGCACAATCCCGATACCGCTAACTTTTTTTAGGAATTACCATGTCAAATAGCATTCTTACGATTGACATGATCACCAGGAAGGCCCTGGAGATCTTGGAAAACAATCTGGTTATTACCCGTAACGTGAACCGTCAGTACGACGACAGCTTTGCTGTTGAAGGTGCCAAGATTGGTTCTACCCTGCGTATTCGTCTGCCTGACCGCGCTCTGGTGACTGACGGTGCCGCCCTGCAAGTTCAGGATGACAACGAGCAGTACACCACGCTGACGGTTGCAAGCCAGAAGCACATTGGTGTTAACTTCACCAGCGCCGAACTGACGATGCAGTTGGATGACTTTGCAGAGCGCGTTCTCAAGCCGCGTATCTCGCAGTTGGCTTCCAGCATTGACGCTGACGTTGCAAATGCTTACAAAAACATTTATTCGTCAGTTGGTTCGCCAGGCACAACCCCAGGCACCTCGCTGGTTCTGCTGCAAGCGCAACAGAAACTCAACGAAAACGCCGCTGTGATGACCCCGCGTTATGCAACGGTTAACCCCGCCGCCAACGCTGGTCTGGTTGAAGGCATGAAGGGTCTTTTCAATCCTACGGACACGATCTCCAAGCAGTTCAAGAACGGCATGATGGGGACTGGTGTTCTTGGGTTTGACGAGATCAATATGTCTCAGTCGATCAAACAGCACACCACGGGTAACTTCCCTGTTTCGCCTATTGTTTCTTCTAGTGCCACGTTTGCCGAAGGTCAATCGACCCTCGCCATTACGTTCACCAGCGGAACCAAGACGGTTAAGCAAGGCGACGTGTTTACCATCGCTGGCGTGTATGCGGTCAACCCACAGACGCGTGAGTCCACTGGTTCGCTGCAACAGTTCGTTGTTACCGCTGACAACAGCGTGACCTCGGGCACTTCCATGACCTTGGCAATTTCTCCGGCGCTTTACACGTCGGCAAATGCTTTGGCAACGGTTGATTCGTTTCCAGCGACTAGCGCAACCATCACGTTCCTCGGAACTGCATCGACTCAGTACCCGCAAAACCTTGTTTACCACAAGGACGCGATCACGTTTGCAACGGCTGACTTGCTGCTGCCACAGGGTGTTGATATGGCTGCTCGCGCAGTGCATAACGGTATTTCGTTGCGTGTCGTGCGCCAGTACGATATTAACAATGACCGTCTGCCTTGCCGTATTGACGTTCTGTATGGCTTTAGCACGATCCGTCCACAGATGGCCTGCCGCGTCTGGGGTTGAACTTTTTAATTTAAGGAAATAATCATGGCTCTACCCAATGGCGCAGGTGGTTACCAAGTTGGTACTGGTAACCGCGCAGAAACCGTTATGGGCGCTATGGCCGCTCCACAAACGGCCACTGTTACCGCAACCCTAACCGCAGCGCAGATTGTCAATCAGGTACTGGTTGCCAATCCTGGTTCTAGTACCGCAGCTACTTACACGTTGCCACTAGGAACGGCGATTGATACCGCAGTGCCTAACGCAACGGTCGGCAGCACGTTTGATTTGGCAATTGTCAACATTGGCACCACTTCTGGTACGGTGACTTTGGCTGTTAACACTGGCGTGACTGATGGCGGCAACGCTTTGACTGCCATTGCTGTGACAACTAGCCAAATTTTCCGCTTCCGTAAAACTGGCGATGGCACTTACGTAGTGTATCGTTTGGCTTAAAAGCCAGAGGGGGAGGGCCACAAGCCTTCCCCTTTCTTAAAGGAGTTATTATGCCCAATACACAAGCAGTCGGAGTTGCATATTCCGATCCCGAATTTACGACAATGTACGCAAGCCAAGAAATTGGTTACAGCACAGCAGCCCAAGGTACTGTGACGCAAGCAACGGACAAGTCAACAGCGGTAACGCTGAACAAGTCTGCTGGTCGCATCACAATGAACAACGCTGCTTTGGCTGGTTCCACTGCGGTTTCGTTTACGTTGAACAACAGCTTGATTTCAACCAATGACGTAATTACTGTGTGTATTTCTAGTGTTACCACTGGTAGTACCGCTGGGGCGTACACCTCTTACGTTTCTAATATGTCTGCTGGTTCTGCTTCAATTACGTTGCGTAACTTGAGCGCAACTTCATATTCTGAAGCAATTGTAATTAACTTCTGCATCATTCACGGCGCAAGCTAACAGGCGGGGCTTCGGCCCCTCCTTTTGAGGTTTACGATGGCAACATATTCCGCTGGCGATCAGATCAACCGCGCCTTGCGTCTGTTGGGTGTTCTGGCAGAAGGTGAAACGCCCTCGGCATCAGTGTCGCAAGATTCGCTGATGGCCCTCAATCAAATGATTGACAGTTGGAACACAGAAAAACTGTCAATTTATAACACTCAAGATCAAACTTATCTTTGGACCCCAGGCTTAATTACTCAGACGCTTGGTCCGTCCGGTGACTTTGTGGGCAACCGCCCAATCCTGCTGGATGATTCGACGTACTTCCGTGACCCGACAACCAACGTCAGTTACGGCATCAAGTTTATCAACCAGCAGCAATACGACGGGATTGCGGTCAAGACCGTGACTTCCACTTATCCACAGGTTATGTGGATAAACATGGAGTATCCTAACATCACAATGACAATTTATCCAAAACCTATGCGGGTTTTGGAGTGGCACTTCATTAGTGTTGATGAACTATCCCAACCGGCAACGCTGGCTACTACGCTAGCCTTTCCACCGGGTTACCTGCGTGCGTTCACTTACAACTTGGCGATGGAGATCGCGCCTGAGTTTGGCGTAGAACCATCGCCGCAGGTGCAACGTATTGCCATGACCAGCAAACGCAACCTCAAGCGCATCAACAATCCTGACGATTTGATGTCGATGCCGTACTCGCTGGTTGCAACGCGCCAGCGGTTTAACGTTTACGCCGGTAACTACTAATGAAAAGTCCCATTTTGGGATCGGCGTATGTTGCTCGGTCGGTCAACGCCGCTGACAACAGAATGGTAAATCTGTTCCCAGAAATTGTGCCGGAAGCGGGTAAAGAACCAGCGTTCCTAAACAGAGCGCCAGGACTCAAACTGTTAGCCACGATTGGCAGCGGGCCGATACGTGGAGTGTGGGCGTTTTCTCCGCAAGACGGAACCGCGTTTGTAGTGTCTGGCAATGAGTTGTACAAGATTGACAACTCTTACACCGCAACGCTTTTAGGGGCTGTATCTGGCATAGGCCCTGTCAGCATGGCTGACAATGGTACACAATTGTTTATTGCGGCTAACGGTCCCGGCTACATATACAACAACACCACAAACGCTTTTGGGCCAATCACAGACCCAGATTTCCCTGGCGCTGCCACAGTCTGTTATCTAGATGGCTACTTTGTATTCAATGAGCCTAACAGTCAAAAAATGTGGGTCACCGCGCTTTTAGACGGCACCTCTATTGACCCTTTAGAATTTGCTAGCACTGAAGGATCTCCAGATGGTTTGATTGCTGTGGCGGCAAACTTTCGAGAAGTCTGGGCGTTTGGCACTAATTCCATTGAAGTCTGGTATGACTCGGGCGCGACGGACTTCCCGTTACAAAGAATCCAAGGCGCATTTAATGAGTTAGGTTGCGCCGCACCATTTTCCGTTGCCAAAATGGACAATGGGATGTTCTGGCTCGGGCGCGACAGGCGCGGTCAAGGTATGGTTTATCGCGCTAACGGTTACACCGGCCAGCGTATCTCAACCCATGCGGTTGAATGGCAGATCCAGCAGTACGGCGACATTTCTGACGCAATCGCCTACACATATCAACAGGGCGGTCATTCTTTTTATGTACTGACATTTCCGTCAAGCAATGCCACATGGGTCTATGACGCCGCTACGGAAGCGTGGCATGAACGGGCTGGTTGGGTAAACGGTGACTTTACGCGTCACCACAGCAACTGTCAGATGGCATTCAATAATCAGATTGTCGTTGGTGATTACGTTAACGGCAATCTGTACGCTTTTGATTTAGACGTTTACGCTGACAACGGCAGCATCCAAAGGTGGATGCGTTCTTGGCGGGCGCTGCCCACCGGTCAAAACAACTTAAAGCGAACCGCTCACCATACCCTACAGCTTGACTGCGAAACCGGTGTTGGTTTGAATTCTGGTCAAGGTTCTGACCCGCAAATTATGTTGCGTTGGTCTGATGACGCAGGCCACACTTGGTCAAACGAACATTGGTCTCCGGTTGGCAAAATTGGCGTTTATCAGCAACGAGTGTTTTGGCGTCGTTTGGGGATGACGCTAAAGTTGCGGGATCGAGTGTATGAAATTTCTGGAACCGATCCGGTCAAGACTGTGATCATGGGCGCGGAATTGATTTTGAGCGGCACAAATGCCTAACGTGACCCCAATCACGCCGCCGCGAGTACCGCTAATTGATCCCCGAACTGGGTTTATTGATCGCGCTTGGTATTTGTTTTTTTTGTCGCTAAATAACGCGGCAATTCAAGTTTACGACAACCCAGACTTGGGGCCTAGCCCAGAAGCGTTAATTTCATCTTACGATGCTGCTCTGCAAGCATTAACTCAAAATGTAGATGGCCGACCGTCGCAGTCTGATTTGTTGTCTCAAATTGCTGAATTGCAAAAACAAATTGATGCATTGCAAATCCAGCCAATTATTGACGTTGGGGCCATTAACTCAACTCTTACTGCTTCGGCTAGCGCACCAGTAACTTACACGGCTAATTTTTCTGTAGCATCTACAGATTTATGGATTATCAACAACAAGTCTGGCTCCTCTTGCACCGCTACGCTGCCCGCCGCGTCTGGCTATTTAGGCCGAGTTTTGTATTTTCAAAACTACCAAGCGCAAACGTTGGTTTCAGCGTCCAGCAACGTAGTGGGAATTGGTGGTGGTGCTGCCGGCACTTCAATCCTGTTGGCAAGCGCTGGTGACCAATCCACCTTGGTTTCCGATGGCACAAACTGGGTAACGATGCAATATGTGCCTAACAATATTCTGCTTCTGGAGTAACTGATGGTTACCGTCAAAGTTTTAGTCCCCGCCAAGTACGCGGACGCATCGCAAACAACCCAGTACACTGCGACTGGCGTAACGACAATTATTGACAAGTTTACGGCCACCAACATTAGCGCGTCTGCTGCTACAATTTCCGTCAACTTGGTTACCGTGGCCGGATCTGCTGGCAGTAATAACCTGATCACCAAGACCAAGACCTTGCAAGCGTCTGAGGTTTACACGTTTCCAGAGTTGGTTGGGCAAGTCTTAGGTACTGGCGATTTTATCAGTACAATTGCTGGAACGGCTAGCGCGATCAACATCCGGGTTTCTGGGCGGGAGGTAACATAATGAGTTGGCTTGATAAACTTGCCCCAATTTTAGGGGGCGTCGGTGGGTTTTTGTTGGGTGGTCCAACTGGAGCGTTAGCTGGCGCGTCAATTGGTTCTGGCATCAGTGGCGCGTCTGCTGCTAAAAACGCCGCCAATATTCAAGCGCAAGCAACTCAGGCAGCGCAAGATGCTCAAGAAAGGATGTTCAATAAACAAATTGAACTCCAAGAACCTTTTAGACAGGCTGGGATTGGGGCGCTTAATAAACTGATTCCGCTTAGTGACTACACCAAGTTTGGTATGGATCAATTCCAAGCCGACCCTGGTTACGCTTTCAGGTTGTCTGAAGGAATGAAAGCGCTTGATCGCACTGCCGCTGCTAGGGGAGGTTTGTTGTCCGGAGGAAATATTAAAGCAGCGCAACGATATGGTCAGGAATTGGGTTCTCAAGAGTATCAAAACGCTTTTAATCGCTATCAAGTTGAAAGAAACGCTCAGTTAAACCCATTGCAATCGTTGGCTGGAGTAGGGCAAACAGCCACTAATACTTTGACGGGCGCTTACGGAAACTTTGGGGCGCAAACCGGGCAAAACCTGCAAGACATTGGAACCGCTCGAGCCTCTGGGTATCTCGGTGGGGCAAATGCATTGTCAAGCGCTCTTGGTCAAGGTGGTCAAATGTATCAATACGGGCAGCGTACAAACGCGTTATCGGGAATGTACGGCGGTGGGGGTGGGGGCGCTCCAATTTACGCGGCTACGCCTAGTTATACTAACAATTTGCTTCCCGGCGGCGTTGGTAACCCATACTAAGAGTCAATCATGGCACTTCGATCTCTTGACCCGTCAATTGTCAACGCTTACCAAGCGCCTAAGTTCAATATGCCAGATCCTTTGCAGGATGTGGCAGCGCTTGAGCAAATCAAATCTGGGCGTGTTAACCGTCAAATCCATGAGCAGCAACTAGCGCAACTTCAGCAGGATCGTCTTGCGTTGGACGAGATGCAAAAACGCATTGAAGCAGCGGGTGGGCCGTCTAACTTAAAGTCGGCGTTTACCGAGATGATCAACTCAAAATTGGCAGAATACGCAAAAATTGGGTACGCTGGTCTGCAAAAAATCAAAGAGCAAGAAGATTTTCAATCTTTAATCAATCCAAAAGCACCTGAAGCACCACTAGAGCCAGCAGTATCAACCGCTCCAATTCCTGGCCAAGCCATATCAATGCGTCCGGTTAACGCTCCATACAATGCGTTGGCTACGCCGCAAACTGACAACGCAAACCAGTTGGCCGCAATGACTGCACAACAAGCGCAACCAAGTTTGCCAACCAATATGCTGGCGTCTGATCTTGATCAAATGGATCGTCAGATTAGGGCTGCGTATGCTTTGGGCACACCTTCTTCTTTAGCATTTGCCAAAGCACTAGAAGCCCGCAGAGATGAAGCAATCAAACCAATGGTTGTTTCTCCTGGAGCCACTGTGTTTAAGAATGGTCAAGCTGTTTACACCGCTCCAGAAAAATCAGCTGAACAACCAACTTTGGTTAAAGAATTTCTTTTTGCAAAAAGTCCTGAAGGTGGTAATTTTAAAGGAACCATCCAAGACTTTAGGCTTGCTATGGCTGCCGCTGGCAGGACTCCGGCCCAACCATTGCCTCCTGTTTCTACGTTTGACAAAACTCTTGGGCAAAATGTTTACGCAACCCGAGAAGAAATACTTAAAAACCCAACAAGATTTTTGCCGCCATCAGAAAAGCCTGAACAAATTAAAGCTGGTGAATTGCGCGATGAGTTTAATGCTCTAACCAAAGACTTTAGGGCAGTACAAGACGCCCACACTAAGATTACCACCACATCACCAACTGGCGCTGGTGATATGTCTTTGCTTTACAACTACGTCAAACTGCTTGACCCAACTTCTGTTGTGCGTGAAAGTGAATTTGCTGCTGCCGCTGCCTCTGGGTCATTTGGTGAGCGTGTACAAACCGCTGTCAATAAAGTGATGACCGGCCAGCGGCTTGATGCAAATTTGAGAAAAGATTTTATAAACGAAGCAAGCAATCTTTACAAGGCTCAAAAAGCAGGTGCAGATCGCATTAAAGATCAATACACCAACATGGCAAAACGTGCCAAGTTAAATCCAGAAGATGTGATTGTTGATTATGCAGCTCCAGCCGCTCCTGTTGCGGCAGGAACTCCATCAAACATACCTCAAGCCGCTATAGATTTTTTGAAGCAAGGGCGCGGCACAAGAGAACAATTTGACGCTCAATTTGGCGCGGGTTCGGCTAAAAGGGTTTTGGGGAATTAAATGGCTGAAAATCCGTTTGCCCAATTTGTTAAGCAAACTAATCCTTTTGCCCAGTTTGTCACGCCTAAAGCAACGCCAGCGGATATCCCTGGCGCTGTAGAACAGCCAGCGCTTGCGAAAGAACCATCTTTTTTTGAAAGAGTAGGCGCAGCGCCGGAAACGGCAGCAAGAATGATCTACGGTGGTCTGACCGGGATAGCCGCAGCGCCCATTGGTTTGGGCGCTGAAATATTGATTGGTACTCCCAAGGAGCAGGTTGCCCGGCAAATTACGGAGTTGGGTAACAAAGTACCCATCAGCCCTCCTGCACAAGCCAATCTTCAATCACTTGGCACTTTGACGTCTGGCCTTCCTGCTTTTTCTCCTGTTATTGGCCAAGCTGGTCAAGTTGCACAAGGCGTCAATGCGCTGACCGCTCGCGCTGCTCCAGCAGCGCAACGTGCAATCCAGACCGTACAGAACGCTTTGGTACGCACGCCAGAACAGCAGATGGCTGGAGGTGGCGCAGCGTTGACGCAAGAAGCGTTGCTCCGAGCGGAACGCGCTCAACGCCAAGGCATCCCGCTGACCAAAGGCGAGCAACTGCAAAGTCTGGCTCAACAGCAACTTGAGCAAGATTTGCTTAAATCAAACAAACCTCAGTTGGTAGCACCGCTTACAAACCTCAAGCAACAACAGCAAGAAGCAATCGGGCGGCAGTTTCAAAAACTGACGGAGGCAACTGGTTCAACCGTAGCTGACGTTGACCCAATTTATCTGCGTGACGTTGGCAAAATTGTTGATGCCCCGTTAATGGCAGAGTACAAAAAATCCATTGAAAACTATCGCAGCAAATACAACGCGGCAGACAACGCTGGCGAGACTTTGCAAGAGGTACCGTACCAAAGTTTGGTGGACTACATCAACAAGCAAACGCCAACGACCAGAACGTCGCTAGCACCAATTTTGCAGGATACGCTTGAGCAACTCAAGATTAACGATCCAAATGGTACTGGCAGCATTTCCATTCGCGCACTTGAGGATGTGTACCAGAACATTGGTAAAAAAGCGCAGCCAGGCACGCCCAACTCAACTTACGGCAAAGACCTCAAAAATTTGATTGACCAGACAACCGAAGGCGCGGGAGGGGATCTGTACAAAGAGGCTCGCTCTGCTCGTCGCCAATTTTCTAAAGAGTTTGATGACGTTAGAGCAGTTGCCAAACTGGTTGGTAGCAAAGGCGAGGATCGGCTTGTCCGGTTGTCTGACGTATTTGATAACGTGGTGCTTGGCAGTTCAAAAGAAGACATTCAACACATTACTTCGTTGCTCAAACGCGCTGGACCCGAAGGCGAACAAGCAATTAATGAACTAAAAGGCCAGACGGTTCAATGGCTTAAAGGTCAGGCAACCGGCGTTAATGGTGTAACCAAATTTGACAGTTTCCGTAAAGCTGTTGACAAACTTGAAAAAGAAGACAAGTTGACTGAGTTGTTTGGCAAAGATGGCCGAGAGCAAATTCTTGACCTACGCGATACGGTCAAAGACGCCATGGTCAAACAACTTGGCGCCGTCAACTATTCCAACACGGCCAGTGCACTGATGCGTGGTCTTGAGAATATTGCTTTGCGTGTCCCTGGCGCAAAAACAGTTGCAGAACTGCGCCAAGACTACAGAACCAAAAAGCAAGCCAAAGAAGCCGCAACTTTTAACGCCCTAGCCCCACAATCAGAAAATAATCTGGCCCCCTGATGGTTACTCTATCCGAAGTCGATCACAAAATTGACGCCCACGTAGACATCTGCGCGGTTCGATACGAAGGCATCGAGAAAGAAATGCGCGGCGTTCACGCTCGGATCAAACGACTAGAGCAGATTCTAGTCACTGGCTGCGGGTCAATCATCTTGCTACTGTTGACCATACTGACAAGGGGTCACTAAACTTTCATCGTTTGTTCATAATATACGGTCTCCCACCACACTTTTTGGACGCTGACATGAAAGACGCAATTATTGATGTTATTGACGGTTCGGAGCCAGTTGATGCGATTCAGGCTCTGTTTGCCGTTGTGTACGCTGTTGCCGCAGAAAACGGAATTGAGCGGTTTACTTTGAATGAATTGTTTTCGTCAACGGTTGACGCGCACTTCCAGGTTGCTGACGCCGCCGAAGAACTTGTTGTAATTGACGAACAGACTGACGAGTAATCTTCCAGCAACACAACCGTGGTATCTGGTGGGTTCGTTCCAAAAGGATGAATAATGTCACCAGTACCACGGTTGTCAGACAGAGAATTTGTGGAGTTGTGGGAACAACACCGATCGCCAGCAGTAATAGCGCAACTTACTGGATTGTCTCAACGACATATCCACACCAAACGAAGAGCCATTGAAGGCCGGCTCAAAATACAACTTGCCGCCACTGGAGCGCAAGCGCACATTCAAAAATCTAGGCACAAAGCCGGCCTAACCGACGGGATTGCGCTGGTTTTTTCTGACGCGCACTTTTGGCCTGGCATTAGAACCACCGCGTTTAAGGGCTTGCTTTGGGCCATCAACGAACTCAAGCCCCACGTTGTTATCAACAACGGCGACGCCTTTGATGGAAGCGCGATCAGCAGGCACCCTAGAATCGGTTGGCAAAACGTCCCAAACGTTAAGCAGGAACTTGACGCCTGCCAGTTAGCGCTTAAAGAAATTGAAGACGCCTGCCACAAGGCGCGGCATCACACGCAGTTGATCTGGCCGTTGGGAAACCACGACTCGCGGTTTGAGTCTCGACTTTCGCAAGCAGCGCCGCAGTTTGAAGGCGTTGATGGCACTGCACTCAAGGATCACTTTCCCAAATGGAAAACCTGTTGGACTTGTTGGCTGTCGGATGACGTAGTGGTCAAGCACCGGTACAAGTCAGGCATCCACGCTACGCATCAGAACACCGTTTCGGCGGGAACCTCAATTATCACTGGGCATCTGCATAGCCTAAAGGTCACGCCTTTTGGGGACTACAATGGCACCCGTTGGGGCGTAGACACAGGTACACTTGCGGAAATAGATGGCCCGCAGTTCATGGATTATCTGGAAGACGGCCCGGTTAATTGGCGCTCTGGATTCGCGGTACTGACCATGCGGGATGGCAAGTTACTTTGGCCTGAATTGGTTAGCAAGCATTCGGAAGGCGTGATTGACTTCCGAGGCGCACTCATAGACGTGAGCAAATTCTAATGGAAGTAATTGATCTTTTCTTCAAAGCGTGGCCGGTTCTGCTGGCGATTATCACACTCATCGTTGTGTTGTCTAAACTCGACCTGCGCGTAGCTGTGTTGGAAGAAAAGATGAAATCGGCGTGGGAACAAATCAACAAGATGAAAGATCATGGCTGACTTCAATCCCGCCTTTGAAAAAATGATCCACGACGAAGGTGGCTACCAACTAACCGATATTCCCGGTGACCGGGGAGGACAAACGTATGCAGGCATCGCAAGAAAACCCAATCCAGACTGGGCAGGGTGGCAATACATCGACCGTAAAGACTTTGGGTCAGCTACGCCTTTGGTCCGTGAATTCTATAAATCTAATTTTTGGGATCGTGTCCGAGGTGACGATGTTAAGGATCAAGCTATCGCGGAAACCATTTTCAACTTCGCAGTCAACACCGGCACAGGCGTCGCAATCAAACTCGCCCAACTCATCGTCGGCGTCACCCCAGACGGCGCAATCGGACCAAAAACCATTGAACGGTTGAACATTTGTACGGCAGAAAAGTTTCTGCCAGCCTATGCGCTAGCGAAAATCAGCAGGTACGCTCAGATCTGCAACAAGGACCGGGGGCAATCCAAATTCCTTCTTGGCTGGATTAACCGTACCTTGCAAGGACTCAAGTAATGGACTTAATCGGAATAGGATCAATAATTGAAGGCGTGGGTAAGGTTGCCGGTGACCTCATTACCACCGATAAAGAACGGCTCCAGATGGCGCTCGAGGAACGGAAACTC